TCCATCAACATCAAAGATATATTTGATCATTCTACTGACAACTGTCCTCAACACGAGTAAAAAAAGGACCGTTTTCATCACGACTTTCCTTAAACGTAGAACCACCTGGCGAAAAATCTTCTTCAACTGTAATTTCAATTGGATTGCCATTATAATCGGTAAGTGGATGATTAATATGACCTACTGTCTCTCGCACAATATCATTGTGATTAAACTCTGCCCAATACAACTCGTATGCGATGCCAGATTGAATGCATTCAAACTGATGATAAAGGCCAGGCTTGACTTTGTGATAATCACCAGCATATAGCATCGTTTCATCAATTAAATCATAGTCACGTTGCCATGTTCGAATCAACATTTGACCAGAATCTACATAGAAACCATTCCACTTATAGCGATGCAAATGCTTTGAGCACACACCACCCTTTTCCATTTCAATACGATGAAACTCTAAAGCACCATTTGCTTCGATTAGCTCAGTCGTACCCCATACTTTACCTGCTTTCATATTATACTCCCAATATCATATTATAACGTCCACAGTTGCGTGTGGCGTAGCCTTTACTAGTTGACCATTCTTATCGTATCTAATATAATCAACGTCTTCTATTCTAATGTAGCCATTATCCTTGATATGTTTAATATCAGTAATAACCTGATGTCTATCAGCAGTGCTTATATTTGTATAATGGCTAATGACCTGAATTGGTGATATAGTTCCTATGTCCATCGTTCCATACCTTTTTTCGTCTTTATCTACTTCCAATAATCATCAATGGCACGTGTGCCAACATTTTCTCTACCAATATCGATAAGTTTCATACCATACTCAGGGTCTTCAGGGTATACAATGTTATCGACTTTTTCTAAATAGTTTTTTCGGAATGCTTTCCAATCCACCCAATGATGCCAACGATTAAATCTCCAAGTGACTCTCGCTACGTCTGGATGCAAGCGTTCAAGCATCTGAGATTTTTCCATCTTGGCTTTACCATCATCATAAAGTTCTTGTGAGTTACCACCTTTGATCTTTAGTGTTGTAGCCTTATCAGCCAAGAATGCGTTAAAGAGCACTGTGCACCAACCCTCTTTCAAAACTCTCAAACACAAGTCAACATCTTCATTATATCTAGCTCTCCAACGAAATGGGATATCGTTACGAACCATCATACAAGAATATACTTTTGTATTAAAATGAAGTGGTGGTATTGTCTTTCCATTTTTACCGTACTTGTGTGCGAAGTTACTATAGTTTGGACCTGCTACTGCAATGTTTTTATATCTATCAACAAAATCTTCTTGTGCTCTAAACCATGCGAATGTACGCACCGCAACTTTCTTGCTTTTATTTAGACGATGAAAATCATAGATGTTGTCATCCATAATCCAATGCCACTTAGAACCATACGTTTTGATAGAATGGTCCCACGCAAAGTTACGTGCAGGCCCTGAGCCTTTACTTTTAGATAACCCAAGATCATCACATGTATCATAATCCTCTTGGTATTGTTTATCTAGAATAACAAACTTATCTCTATCAAAGTTCTTTGCATAGTTTTCGATTTGTTCTTCTTCAATCACAATATGATAATCAGCACCAAGTCGATTTAATAACTCAGCGGTCTTACAATCATTCCAACGGTTCTTAGATAGAATGTAGATAGGATATTTGTTTTTCATGCAAAGAACTCTTCTAGTGTTGATTCTTCTATTATAGCATCTATTCTAGCTTTTGCAATCTCAAAATAATAAGGATCAAGTTCAACACCAATAAAGTTAAACCCACCTAGCTTTGCACCACGACCTGTTGAACCACTTCCCATAAATGGGTCTAGTGTTGTGCCACCCTTTGGTGTTACCATAGTCACAAGATAACGCATAAGGTCTGTAGGCTTTACAGTAGGGTGATTGTTCTTTTCAGGTGTCCAACGTCCATATGGATTACCGTCCTCGCCTTGCTCTGCTTTCTCTGCGTGATTTGGTCTGAACTCAGATGCTGCTGAAGCCTTTGCATTGAAGTTGTCTAGTCCATCATTACGGTCTTTCTTTGAAGTCTTTGGAACATAAAAGAAACGTGCAGCAGAACCTTCGTCGCCATAGTTAGCATCTGCTGAATAGTAACCCATTGTATTACCGAAAAAGCCAGCAACATTTCCTTTATTGGGATTTTTATCCTTCCCGCTTTTAGTATTAGGAAACAACTCAGTAACTTCCTCAGAACCATCGTGAATAAGATTGGCAGGGAAACGTCCTTGACTGTTATGATAACCATTGTCTTGTGTGGCAACCTCTGAAGAGGGATTTCTATAAGAGTAAATCTCACTAGCCTTGCTTTTGTTATGCTCTTTGGCATTAAGTCTTAAATTTTCATCAGCATCACTCATACCAACTCGGCTTTCATCAATATTGATAGCACCTGTGCCATACTTCAAGACATTAGCGGCAACAGTCTTTTCGCCTAATGGCTTTCTAGCAACTGTAATGGGTTCTAAGGCAGGTTTGAGTGCTGTTCCCCAACCATCCCATTGTTTGGCTTCATCTGTGGCGATATTATCATTTGTAAAACTACCTTCACGCCCCCCAGACATAATACCGTTATTTGGCAGTGTGGATGTATTTCTACCTTTACCGGGTCTTAGACTATTAGTTAGTTTGATGTTTTTACTATGTGATCCACCTGTAAGAATCTTAGCATCAATAGCCTTACTAATGTTATGAGACTTAGGAAATCCGCTTCCATATACCCATGCAATCATGTCACGGATTTCAAATCCTGCATCCTCAATACGAACTGCCATACGGTGTTGTGTTCGGGTTCCTGCGAATGCTAGTAAGTGTCCACCAGGCTTTAGGACACGAAAGCACTGTTCCCAAATAGCAGTAGATGGAACATCGTAGTCCCACTTCTTACCCATAAAGTCAATGCCATAGGGTGGGTCAGTAACAATACTATCCACACTGTTGTCATCAAGTTCTTGTAGTTTTACAAGGCAATCACCATTCAATAATGTAATATTACTCATCATCTACCCATCGTAATGCTTTATCCAATCCACGTTCTAGTTTAGGATATCTAATACTTTTTGTTTTAACATTAACTGTCTGTCCAATAAGTTCACCAAACTCTTTCAAAGCTTCTTTGGTTTCAAATCGAACAATGATCTTTGCATAAGGTTTATCTACTTCTTGAACAAACTCAGGCATGTGAACCCATTCTTGTTCTACAAAGTTACCTTGTCGATCCGCATCTGAATCCAAAAACTCAAGTAATGTACTCACTGTATCACTCCATTCTTATATGCATATTCTAGTGCGTTATTCGCTTCAGTTTCCATAGGTCTATTCTCATACCAGTTACCAGTCTCTGAGTCAAACTGTCTGCACAACGTCACAATCTCAGTGGCAGTAATAGGATAACCTTTCTCAATAGCCTTACCTGCAATGGCAATCATGATACGATACATCTGTCTGTACCAACCAGTGCCACTAATGGTGATATACTCCGCAGCCAAAGACTTAGGCCAGAACGGACAATCCGTATAACCACTCCATACGTAACTGTTATTATCTAGCTTATCTTTACGATACTCTAGTATTTGCTTTTGCCATTCCTCAGGAAGTCTATCAAGGAAGTTCTTAGAATCTTTTTTATCATTATACTCCCATTTCGACATTAAGTCAAGTGGGTCTATAGGATCGCCAATATTAGTAAAAATAAAGTTGAAAGCGTCATTGTACGTAGCAGGTACAAAGTACATTCGAGATAAGTCTTTAGTTTGTTTATCTCCGATTGATCCAAGTTCGCTGTTGAGTGCGAACCAGAAATGTTTGATATTGTCTGCCCCAACTTCTTCTCTAAGTGGGAAGACCAACCTAAACTTCGGTAGACCATGCTTACTGCTTGCAGTAGAATAACAAATATAAGTGTACTTACCATAGCGGCTACTAAGCTCATCTTTTAGGTTTCCCTTGAACTCATGGTCATCAACATCAACAGCAGCCCAACCTGCCCAAGCCAATACATTCTTGTTGGCTCTTGTAGTCCCATCCTGATAAACAGCAGGTGAAATAAGTTCAGCATCTTTTTTACCTTCCAATGGTCTCTCTGAGAGTTTATATAAAAACTTTTCGAAATGTTCCCAAGTGTCAAAATCTAATCGCCTATGTGTCTGATTATCATATTGACTCTTGAATATCGTAACTGCGTACATGATATAAGTTCACTGTTCTTCTATGCATTAATCCATCATTATTCTTAGTATAATACTCGAATTCTCTTACAAAGTCAAGATTGTTTTTCCAATAGTTCACTGCCCTTTGTTGTTCTTCAAGTTCCATATTATCAATCATCACAACAGGTATTTCTAACATTAACGCAGATTTAATATCTTCTAATACAGCCCCAAATGTGTGACCACCATCTATGAATATAGCATCATATCTGCCTGACACTTCATCCTGTCTAGATTGATCGCTAAAGCTGGGACTAAAATGAAAACGTCTCCCATATTTTTCCTTTTGCATAGGCCATATTCGTTCGTGATTATAGGTCAATTCTTTTGGATCGTATGATGTAAGCTCTGCATTCGGAAATGCTTCTAAGAACCAAGTAGAAGAATGTCCCACGTTGAAGCCAAACTCTAATATATTTTTAAAATCATAGTTGTCTTGAAGATAAGTGAACATATCTGCGATGTATTGGTCTCTTGGCAAAGAGCCTTTAAACCCTCTGCTTGCGCCTACAAAATGATTTCTGCCTAATAATCTCATCCAAAGAAATCCTCTAAAGTTGCTCTAGGTTCAACATCCCAACCTACTGCATCAAGTATAAACTTTAATGGTTCGATGAATGTTTTCTCAAACATGGTATCATAATCAACATAGTTATGTAGCCCAAACTCCTTGGGTAACACTAAAGGGAACGACACAATATTTTCTTTGATCGGATTTGGTTGTTTTAAATACAAGAACTTGATCTTTTCGCCGTTCTTGATTGTCTCGTACTTACGGTCAAGACTGTTATCTTTCACGCATTTGTTATACAGCAGTGATCCTCTGACATGGATGGGTGTACCCTTGATATACACGTCACGCTTGTCTGCCCACTTTGAGATATCGCTGACACCACGTGGAAATGCAACTGACTCTGGTGGTAGTTTCTTGAACTCTTTTCGAAAGTCTGCAATAAACTTTTGAGTGTCTTGCTCCGTACCTTCGATGATGACCTTGAATATCTCTTTGAACTTATCACGCACGACCTCAGGTGTGGATGACTTGATAGCTTCGATACCCATCATTTTGAGTTTTGGGGTAGCGTATTGAACACCTTCGTTGTTGTGTACGTTTAGAATATAACGTTTCTTGGCAGTCCAAATACCACGGTCAGCGATAGCTTCACGTGCCATGACCATGCGTGGCTTGAATGCATTCATCTTGTCAAAGAGTTCTGCATATGCTTTCTCTAGGACTTTTTCAAAATGTTCTTCGCATATCTTGCTCAGTGCCTTTACAGGGTCATCGGGGTTTAACTTACTAACAAAATCACCGAAATTAATATAAAGAGAATCGGTATCGATAGCCAATACATAATCTTTTCCTTTTGTTTTGAGAATACGGTTCATCTCTTTGTTGATAGCATTCTCTGCCCAACGAATAGACAACTGACCAGACAAGGTGATACCTTCTGCAATACGCTGATCAAAGTATCTGAAGTATTGATTACCCAAAGCACCATAGAGTGAGTTGAGTAGAATTTTAATAGCCATTTGGCGATTTTCTAGTTGGTTGATAGTTCTTTCTAACTCAACTGTCTTGGTCTTTTCATACTGTTGTTGCGCCTCAAGCATTTGCTTTTTGACAACCTTACGTTCTTCATAGTAGCTTTCAATAATCTTGGGAAGAATACCTTGGAAGTCTTTACGATAACAGGAACCATTCGCTGCCACGGATACGTCCTCATCTAAGTCAAAGTCTTGATTTAGATAATAGTCAACACCATGTGGATATGTACGATCACTGATCAATGTTTCAGGTGACATGTTATATTGAACAATCAAGTTTGGATATAGTGAGTTCAAGTCAAACGAAACCACCCAATCATGACCACCAACGAATGGGTCTTTCACATAACCACCTGGATATGATGTCTTGGTCTTGTTTCCATTTGGTGGCACGACAATATTTTGTTTGTAGAGTTCACGATAGATAATCGAATCCCATATTGCAGTTGTGCCAAAGGTATCGCTGTAGTTCACTCCACCCTTGTATGCCATGGTCATAGCCAATGCAATCAGACCCATTTTCTCATCAATACGTTCAATCAACTCAACATCTCGAATGTTATAGTCAATGAACTTCTGATGGTCTTCCTTGTATAGAGTATACAGGTTACCATGTTCTTCATATGAAAGTTTACGCTCTCCAAGGACAACGTAGGCGATGTGGTCTAGCTTGTAGGACTCTTGTGCGCCATAGGAATATCCAAACTTCTGAAACAAATCATAGTAATCAAGTTGTTGAATACCTGTGAGTTCGTAGGCATTCATTTGCTTACCCTTGATCACAATGTTACGCTCAGAGATATGTTTCCAAGGCGACAAACGCTTTGCGCCATCCGCTGATCCCACACGAGTAATACGGTTGACAAGATACGGAATGTCAAAAAGTCTTACGTTCCAACCTGTGATAACGTCAGGACAGTTATTAGCCCAATATTCAATGAACTTTGCAAGTAACTCTGTCTCACTTTTACAGTGACGGTATTGTATGATAAGTTTATCAGAGTATGCATTCTCTGCGTCATATGAGTCCAAGCCCCACACGTGATACACATCACTAAGGCTAGACTTCAATGCAATAGAGATCACTGGATGCGCTGCATCCTCTGGGAAAGGAAAGCCATCGTCAGATGCAACCTCAATATCGATATTAACAACATTGACTTTACTTGGATCAAACTTTATTTCTTTTGGAAACTTTTCTGTGATGAACTGATGGATGTAGTTCGTGTTACCGTAAACACTAAAGTTCTCCACATCCTTATACTTGTCTAAAAAATCTCTTGCCTCAGACATGGAGGCAAGCTTGATAGCGTCAAGTGGCTGTCCGTCAAGTGATCTGTATGGTGCTTTTGGATTTTTTGAAATAAGATGAAGAGTGGGTTCAAACTTATGTCTTATCTGTACAGGTGTGCCACTCTCATTCACACCACGATATAAAATAGAATTGCCAATACGATTGACGCTAGTATAAAAGTTCATACAACCTCCAAACTTATACTCAGCTTATATTATAAACCAATGTTCTTATATAGTCAATACCCACCGTCATAGTTTCCAAATGCCCAATATCTTTCTTGACACCACCAACAAGTCTTACATGGAACTATATCATCCCCACAACAACTAACAGTAAGTAATGATAGGGGTTCAATACCTAGTTCTTTGTATTGTGATGCAACATATTTTTTATCAACATCAACGAATGGTAGCGATAACGGATATTGTTCACGATATTTTACAAAATCCTCTTGTGGAATAGAGCCTTTATTGAGTGGTCTTGCGCTGTGTGGCATCCCTTGAGTAGCACCAATGATAAACACATCGACACCAAATCTACGACGAATATATTCAACACCGTCCCATAAATATTGTCGAGTTCCTTCATTATCTGCTGTTTTTCTAAAAGCGACAATGTGAGGATCATGTATGTTTACATTTGGACAATGGCTTCTAACATAGTCAACTACTTTGTCAACAGCTTCATAACTCTTTGCTATTTTTCTATTAAGATCGTATCCGTGGATGGGATATATATCGGGTAGCTTAGAAATCTTTGCAAGAGAATAAAGAATAAGAGCTGAATCTGCCCCACCAGACAAATTCAGCCCTACTTTATTTACATGCTTTGGTAAATCATAAAAATAATCAAGCACGATTGTATTTTTAGTCTTTTTTGGACACAAAAGAGTACATCTCTTTTGCCTTTTCCATTAGTTCATCCATAGAATACATTTGATTGGCTTTGCCAAACTCTTCCATAGTTGCTTTGCCTTGCTCAAACATTTTCTCAGCAAATTCACGGTTCATATGATATTGCTGGTCCATATAGTCTTTGGCAATTTGTAGCATTTCTGCACGAATCTCAAAAGGGTTTTTATGCGCCATCATTTGATCATCTTTGCCATTGCATCACCAACAGCATTTGCCCACGTGTTAGTGTGCATAAATGCGTCTTTGGTAAAAGATGTTTGTACTGTGATGAAATCATGCAGAGGTTTTGCAATTGTTTGATCTTTTACCCAAACGTCTACAAAACTTCTTTTTGCTCCTTGGATTGATTCAATCCACATATTAATTGCATAAGGGTTCATTTTTTATTCTCCTGTGTTGTGTGTGACCTGAGGGGCCATTACAGCCCCTCTGCTAAGACTTTTCTGTTAGCTTTTCAGCTTTGCGATTTGCATCATACATTCTTTAGCCTCTTTATGATAGCCAAGAGATGCAAGATGTGCTGCCGCTCTGCTATACCCAACAACTTCACACCATTTTTGAAATCCAGTATAAAGTTTTTGAGCAAATGAACGATGATCGATAGTTACTGATTCTGTATAAAACATTAGACAAATCCTTTTAGGTTAGGGTTAAAAGGAGCGATAAGATGTGATTTTTTCATATCTGTATCTTGTCTAGCAATAGAATAGATATCACCTCTGTTAATACCAATATCGTTCAATTCTGCATCAGTTAGCCTACGCAATTCATTTTCTGTTTGGCGAATGTCTTTGGCTAGTTGATAGTTGTTAATTAGCTTCAGTAAGAAGTTCTTTAGTGTCTGTGTCATTTGTTATTTCCTCGTAATGACCGATTTCGATTTTACGAGGACGCAGTTCTTCTGGGACTTCATATTTCAATTCGATTGACAATACTCCGTCCA